GTGCCAGCAGGCAGGCGGGAAGGCGCTGCAGGTCGCGGCGTCGCTGATGGATGATGCGATGGCCAGCGGCGACCAGATCGACTCGTTCCTCGCGGGCCTGTCGGACACGCCGCTGGCCGACCAGCTCGGCGCGGCGATGACCGCCGCGCAGAACACGGGCCGCGTCGCGGTGCTGGACGCTGCCCCGGAGTCGGAGGGCCAGGCAGTCTACTACGCCTCGGAGATCCTGGACCGCAACACCTGTGACCCGTGCCAGGCCATCGACGGGGCGACGCTCGGCTCCCTGGAGGATGCCGAGGCAGCCTACCCGTCCGGGGGTTACATCGACTGCGAGGGCGGGATGCGCTGCCGGGGGACCGTCGTCGCGCTCTGGGGCGAGGGCGGCGGTTCCCTTCCCCCGGGGATCTTCCCCGGCGAGGGCGAGGGCGACAGTGGCGGCTGACCCTGACGTGGTGACCGTGCCGGCGCTGGTGACCCTGCCCGGGGTGGACATCCTGGCGGCCGGGACGTGGAAGCTGTCCACGGGGGAAACGACGTTCACCACCGATGACCTGGCGGCGGCGGTGGACGCGGCGTCGTGCCCGGCCGTGGGAGACCCGATCATCAAGATCGGTCACACCGACAAGCGGTTCGCGCCGGGTGACGGCGAGCCCGCCATCGGCCATGTCGTGAACATGTCGCTGGCCGCCGAGGGAAACAAGATCACGGGTGACCTGGCCGGGATGCCGGGATGGCTCGGGGACATTCTCCCGAGCGCCTACCCGCAAAGATCCATCGAAGGTGCGTATGATCTGGTCTGTCAGATCGGGCATACACATCCGTTCGTGATCACCGCCCTGGCCCTCCTCGGGGTGACGCCTCCGGGGGTCGGGGTCCTTAACGGTCTGGACGATGTGGCCGCGCTTTACGGCGTCACCGCGACCGGGCAGAAGTCCTCGCGGGCGTGGCACTTGAGAAGCGGAGACCCGATGGCTGGCATGATCATGGCCGCTGGCATCACCACCGAGGACGTGCGCCGCGCCTACTACGAGCAGCCGTCCACCAGCTTCGCGATGTGGATCACCGAGATGCAGCTTGACCCGCCGATGCTGATCGTGGCCGATGAGGCGACGAACAACATTTACCGGGTGCCGGTGACGATCAAGGGCGGGGACATCACGTTCGGGGACCCGGTGCAGGTCGTCGTGGAGTACCAGGACGTGCCGGCCAAGACCGCTGCCGCGCGCAAGGTGGTCACGTTCGCCAGTGCCGCGGACTCGCGGGCGGGTGTCGCCGCCGCGTGGGACGGCGGGATGGCGCAGAAGAACATGGGCACCGACCCGTCCCAGTCCGCGATCAACAAGATGTACGCCCTGCCCGCCGACACCAAGTCGGATTCCAAGCTCCCCCACCACGACTGCGGGTCGGATGGCACGGTGGGCGGCCCGAACGCGGACGGGTGCAGCGCGGCCATCGGCGCGATCAACGGCGGCCGGGGCGGTCTCAAGGGCGTGTCCGCCGCCGACTGCAAGAAGGCGTACAACCACCTGGCCGCCCACCTGCGGTCGCTGGGCAAGGAACCCCCGGACTATAACGGGCCGTCAGCGGCGGCCTCGCTGGGCTGGCTGCGCGAGGTGCGCGAGCTGATCGCCGCCGCATCCACGGGCGATGACGACGTGCAGACCATGATCGCGTCGCTGGATGCCACGCTTGACCAGGCTGCCGGGCTGACCTCGGCGGCTGACCGTTCCGGGCTGCCGTCTGACGTGGCGCAAGCCCTGGACCTGCTCACCGCGGCCGAGCAGATCAGCGAGGAGATCATGGATGCGCTGGGCATCGATGACCCCGACCAGGACGATGACGGCGGGTCGCAGCAGGAGCCGGACGGCGGGCATGAGGAGGTCGGCGCGTCGAGGCGGATCAGCGCCCGGCATGGCGTCAACGCCGACCAGAACGTGACCCACTCCCATGCCCACTCGGCGTTCGGCACGCAGGGCGGTGACGCCACCCACACCCATGAGCACACCCACGAGGCCGGATCGGCCACGCATAACCACCACGCCCAGGCCAAGGGCTCCGGGCAGACGAGAGGAGCGGCCGAGATGGATTTCTCGGACGAGCAGATCAAGGCCCTGCGCGACCGCCTGGGGCTGGGCGACGAGGACGAGATCACCGCCGAGCAGATCATGGCCGCGCTGGCCGAGCAGGCCGAGGGGGGCACGGTCGCGGCGAAGCTCCCGGAGGGCGTGATCGCCATCGACAAGGATGTCTGGGAAGCCACGCAGCGGCGTATCCGGCAGGGTGAGGTGGCCCGCGAGCAGCAGCTACTCACCGCGCGGGACTCGGAGATCGCCGCCGCGATCCGGGCGGGCAAGTTCCCGCTGTCCCGCAAGGCGCACTGGGAGCGGCTGTGGCAGGCCGACCCGGAGGGTACGCGCACGGTCCTCGCGGGGCTGACGCCGGGCGCGGTGCCGGTGGAGGATATCGGCCTGCCGGGCGGCCCGCAAGACGAGTTGCTCGACCAGGAATACAGGTCGATCTTCCCGCCTGCCTTCGAGCGTCACGCCGCTGAGTAGCGATGGGCGACTATACGCCCGTCTTCATCGAGGGCGAGATCATCACCCTGACCGCTGGGGCTGCGGTCAAGGGCGGTGATCTCCTCGTGGTCACGGGCAACAACACGGTCAGCCCGATCACGCCGTCAGCGACCCCGTATTCCAACTTCGTCGGCTGTGCCGCATCCGACCAGGCGACCGGCGCCAGGGTGTCGCTGTACTGCCGGGGGCCGGTGCACGAGTCGCTGGCAGACGGGGCGATCACGGCAGGCGACCAGATCTGCACGGCCACTAACACTGGCAGGCAGGTCCGCACCCTGGTCCCTGCCTCGACGCCCGGCACCGAGCCCGCCGTGTACTCGGCGGGTGCCACGGTCGCGGACCTCACAGCCGCCCGGTCGGTCATCGGCGTGGCGCTCACCTCCGCAGCGGATAACCAGAAGTGCCGCTGGATGATGCTCGTCTGAGAGGAGCCGGACACCATGCCCGACTACCAGCCGGTGAACCCGACCAACACGCTGCCCAAGACCAGGACTGCCGGGGCGGCGATCACGGGCGGCCAGCTTCTCCTGCCGACAGCCGACAGCGTGGTGTCCCCGGTCACGGCCAACACCCAGCGGGCCACGTCAGTGGCCGCCCATGACGCGCCCTCGGGGGGCCGGGTGACGGTGTGGCCGCTGCCCGGCGTCATCCACGAGTCGGTGAACAACAATGCCGGGGCCGTCACGGCCGGCGCGCCGATCACGGCAGGGGCCTCGGCGGGGGTGGACACCGGCCTGCTGGGCACTGTCGCCGCCGCGGGAACCCTGGTCGGCATCTGCACAAAGGGCGCGGCGTCCGGCGCCAAGCTCCAATGGATCGGAGTCTGAGGAGGAAACCGTGCCTGACTACCAGCCCGTCAACGCGGCTGACATGCTGCCGTTTACCAAGACCGCCGGGGCGGCGATCACCGGGGGCACCCTGGTGACGATCACCGGGGACAACGCCGTGTCGCCGTCCACGGCCGGGGACCGCTCGGTGGGTGTCGCCGCCCATGATGCCGCCAGCGGCGGCCGGGTCACCGTATGGCCGCTGCCGGGGGTGATCCATGAGATCGCCCCGCAGGGGGCGGTGGCCCTGACGGCAGGCAACCCGGTGATCGCCGGCACGACCGGGCTGATCAACACCGGGGCGCTGGCCACCGTCGCCGCAGCGGGCACGCTGCTGGGGATCTGCACCAGGGGCGGAACCGGGGGCGGCACGCCGCCCAAGGCCCAGTTCATCGGCGCCTGACCGCAGGCTGCCGCAGCACAACAGGACCCGTCAAGGGAAAGCAAAGGAGTGAGACCAGATGCCAGGTTCGTACCCGGCGCCGCCACCCACCTTGTCGGGTGACCTCGAAACCATTAGCCGGTTCCTGCAATCACCGACGCAGATCCGGCGCCGGCTGCGGGACTACCACGACCTGCGGTTCGTGGCCGACCAGCTCTTGACGCAGCGGTTCCGCACCAGCGGCGGCGCCGCGCTGTACGAGCTGTCGGAGCCGTTCGTGACCGACCGCTCGGTGGAGGCCGTGGGCCCGGGCGCGGAATACCCGTTCGCCAACATGCCGACCGGCACGGCCGGGATCTCCTCGGTGTCGAAGTGGGGCCAGAAGGTCCGGGTCACCGATGAGGAGATCGCCCGGAACGTGTATGCGGGCGCGACCATCGACCGCTGCCTGCGGAAGGTCGTCAACTCGGTGATCCAGCAGGTGGACGGCACGGCCATGTCGGCTATCGCGTCGGCCGTGAGCAACCACACCACGGCCACCGTCGCCTGGGCGACCGCCGCGACGCGGACGATCTTCCAGGACATCCTGCTGGGCAAGGCATCGATCTACGCGATGAACCTGGGGTACAAGCCCGACACCGTGGCCGTCGATGACACCCGGTACGCGTACATGATGTCCGACACCAACATCACCAACGCGCTGCGCCGCGAGACCACGGACAACCCGATCTACACCGGCACGATCGAGATCATCGCCGGGCTGACCATCGTCGTGTCGCCCTCGGTGCAGATCGTCACCCATCCCTACGTGCTGGACTCCACGCAACTGGGCGGGATGGCCGACGAGATGGATGACGCGCCCGGCTACGCGATGGCCGACCTTGCCGTGCAGGTCAAGTCGCTGCGCCTGGACGCCAACGACGCCTGGGACCTCCAGGGCCGCCGCAAGACGGTCCCGATCGTGCAGGAGCCCGGGTCGGCGGTTTACATCGCCACGGCCTGACGGTGCCGTACAGCTACCCGGCGATGCCGCCCGTCCTGGACGGCCCCGAGGGAGGAGAACGAGCTATGGTCACCGAGCCGGACAGGTACCGGGTCGTGGCGCCGTATATCACGGTCAAGACGATGACCCCGGACGGCATGCAGATCCGGGGCCTGCATGCAGGGGCTCCGGTGCCGCTTGACGTCGAGCCGGCCGCCCTGGAGCATCACCTCACCCTGGGGCTGATCGAGCCGATCCCGAAGGCCCAGGCCCGCGCGGTCACCAGGGCCGAGGAGGCGGCCGGGGAGCCTGCCGCAGCCGGGGAGGCAGGCAAGGCTGCCGCTGCCGGGGAGGACGAACCTGCCGTTGCCGGGAAGGAAACGGCAGACGAGCCAGGACCGGCCGGGGAGTCTAAGGCCGGGCCTGCAGGGGGGCATGGCCGGGCAGCCGGCTCTCACGGCCGTACCCGGCCGGGGACAGGTAGCTGAGCGATGCCCGAGGTGTGGGCGCCGACACTGGCCGAGGTCGGGCAGAAGATCCCGACCCGGACCAGGGACACGCTCACGCCCGGGTCTGATGTGCTGCTGGGCACGTTCACCCCGAACACCACCCCGAACGACGCCCAGGCGCAGGGGTTCATCGACGCCGCCGTGGGCTGGGTCGTCGGGGAAGCCGGGGAGCTGCCGGCCAGCCCGCCCGCGTCCGACCAGATCGCCGTCCAGGCGCGGACGGCTGCCGCGTTCCGCGCCGCCTCGGATATCGAGATGGCCTACCCGAACCGGGACGCTGACATACGCACCGCGGCGATGCTCGACACCCGGGCCAAGGACGCGCTGGCGTCGCTGCTCCAGGCCCTCGCCATCGCCGGGGCGGGTGCCATCGAGCCCTACCCGGTGTGGCAGGCCCCGGACCCGCCGCTGTGGGCGGACATCGACCTTTGAGGAGGTGAGCAGTGGGCACGGACACGGCCAGGGCCGACGCGGCGGGTTTCCCCGGCAAGGCCGGGCAGGTATTCGCGGAGGACGCCGACCGGCTGGCCCGCGCGTTCACCTCCACGGCCGACCGGCTGAGCTACGACTTCGGCGTGCGGCTCCTGCCCGCGCCGTGGCATGAGCTGGGCGGACGCAACCAGGCCCTCCTCACCGAGATCATGCGCCAGCTCATCATCGAGGGCCAGGTGATCCCCGGTGGGTAGCGTCTACATGGTCGAGGACCCCGTGGCGGTCAAGCTGTGGACCGAATCCAGCCCGGTGGTCCGGTCGGCCATGGACCGGATCGCTGCCCTGCTCCTCGGCGCGATGAAGGCAGAGTGCCCGGTGTCCCCGGTGCAGGCGGTGTATGCCTACCCGGTGCCGCTCGGCCGCTCGGCGGGGCCGGCGCACCGGGGCCGTCCCATCGCCCGCCCGTCCGGGCCTGACGTGTCGCGGACCCGCTACCAGGGAGACCTGCCGCTGCGCCCGTCCGGGTACCTGCGCAACAGCATCCACGCCTTCCGCATGCCGGATGGCGCGATCATCGTCGGGCCGACCGCCGACTACGCCAAGTTCGTGATCGAGGGCACCGGCCCGCATGTGATCCGCTCGACGGGGCCATGGCCGCTGCGGAACCGCGCCACCGGGCAGGTGTTCGGCCCGGTCGTCAACCACCCGGGCACGGCGCCTAACAACTTCGTGGAGCGGGCAGTCGCGACGGTGCGCGGGGGGACGCTGATTGCTGCATGAGCGCCAACGCGGAGACCGCGATCCGGGCCTGGGTCAACACCCGGCAGGATCTCGTCAGCAACGGCGGGCCGCTGTCGGGCGGTGCCTACCTGCGGTCGCAGCGGTCCCCCGCGTCCGGTGCCTACGCGGTGATGGTGCGGCAGGCCGCCCCGGCCACGCGGATGGTCGCGGAGGACCCGGACCCGTCCCTGGCCCGCGTCCAGGCCCTCTGCTACGCGGGCACCGCGCCGCTGGCCGAGCAGGCAGCGACCGCGCTGGCCACCGCGTGGATGAGCCTGAGCGGGCTCCCCGAGCCTTGCGGGGACACGGGCGTGACCGTGCTGGTGTCCGACAACCTGACCGGCCCGTCAGCGGTGCCCCTGCCTGCCGACTCTGGCGAGGCGTACTGCTTCCAGGTGGGCGCCGACTTCGTACTGAGGAGTGAAGCATGACCGCATTCACGCCCACCGCTTGCAGCCGTGCAGCCGGGGTGAACAACGCCGCCGCGCTGACCGCCGTGACCGTCGCGGACACGTTCCCGTCCGGCGGCAACGTCTATTTCCGGGTCAAGAACACCGGGGCCTCCCCGGTCACCGTGACCGTCAACCCGGCTGCCGGCGGCGGGCCGCAGGGCACGACCGTCGCCCCGCTCGCGCTCGCCCCGGCCGTGCCCGCGACGACCGGGGACGTGACCTACGGGCCGTTCCCGCAAAACCCGTTCGGGGACTCCAACGGCAACGTGAACGTCACCTACTCGTCCACGACCTCGGTCACGGCCGGGTCCTTCATCTACCCGAGCGTCTGATGGCAGCCGAGGAGAAGCAGCAGCCAGCCGCGCAGGAGGAGGAGCATCCGCGCCGCAGGCAGGCCCGCGAACGCCACGAGGAGGCCCAGGCCGTGAAGTCTGAGCCGTTCGCCTACGTCGCCGGCGAGGACCTGTTCATCTACGACCCGGAGTCCGGTGCCATGCCGGCGCGGGCCTACGCCGCAGGCAGCCTCGTGCCGCCTGCCGACATCCAGCGCCACCCCGAATGGGCTGCGCTCGTGCACGAACCAGAGGAGTGAGCTAGATGGCTAGGGGCAACCCAACTGCGCTGGCGCTCGGGCCGGGCTACCTGTACGCGGGCGCCCTGGGCCGGATCGAGCCCGCCGACCTTGTGACCACCTGGGCCGCCGTAGACGCCGGGTGGGTCGCGCTCGGCTACACCGACGTGGGCTCCGAGTTCGACTACCAGCTCAACACCGCCGCCGTGAACGTGGCCGAGGAACTCGACCCGATCAGCAACGCGCCGACCGGGCGCACCTCCTCGGTGACCTTCAACCTGTCCCAGATGACCGCGACCAACCTCAAGCTCGCGCTGAACGGCGGGGTCATCACCACCGGGACCGGGATCGTCACGGTCGAGCCCCCGGACCTGGGCACAGAGGTCCGCACCATGCTCGGGTATGAGTCCGAGGACCACACCGAGCGGTGGATCTGGCGGCAATGCCTGATGACAGGCCAGATGAAGATCGTCCGCCAGAAGGGCGCGGCCAACGCGACCGTCGCCACCGTATTCAGCCTGGAGAAGCCCGCCACCGGGTCGCGCCTGTTCCGGGCCATCCTCCAGACCCCGCTGCGTTCCTAGTCATCACCGGAGGCTCCTATGCGTGAGTACACCTCGGCGCCGGCCGAGGGCGAGGCCAACCCGCTGGCCGGGCTCGAGTTCCGCCTCGACGGGCAGCTGTTCCGCTGCGAGGGTGACCTCTCGATCCTCGAAGTGGCCGAGCTGGCCCGGGTCGCGGCCACGGGCGGCGAGATGGAGGAGGCCGCCAAGCTGGGGCTGATCGCGGAGCAGTTGCGGGCCGCGTTCGGTGACGCCGAGTACGCCCGGTTCCGCGCCCACTGCCGGGAGCACAAGACAGCCAACTCGGTGCTCCTGACGATCCTGGCCGACATCAACGCCGAGGTGCAGGCCGTGGTGGAGCGTGAGACCGGCCGCCCTACGATGCCGCCATCGCCCTCTGGGACTGGGGAACCGGAGACGGACGAGCGGACCTCGCGCATTATCAACATGACCACCGGGGACGTGACCGTAGTCCCGCTGCGGAAGCAAGACGCGCAACTGGAGGCCCCGACCGTTCGGCCGCGCCGTCCGCCGCAAGACAGGCAGCCGAAGCGAAGGCGCACGGGCTGACGCTGCGGGAGTTCTGCGACCTCGCGGAGTACGCCCTGCGCCGCAAGATGGAGGCGAGTGACCTGCTCATGCTGCTAGCCAGGATCTCCCAGGGGCTCGGGGACCGGGGGCTGGGCGGGTATGAGATCCCGGCCGAGCGGCTGGGCGCGCTGCTCGGCGAGGACGAGGAGCCGGGCCCGGCTACCGGGGACCGCCGCGCGCAGCAGGTCGCCGCGGTCGCGGAGGCCGTGGGCGGGGAGGTCGGCTAGTGGCCGGCTTCGAGCTGTACGAGGCGTTCGTGGAGCTGCGCGTCGGCACCGCCAAGCTGGCCAGGGACGTAGAGAAGGGCCTCAACGAGGGCACTGCGGCAAGCAGCGTCACAGCCGGGGAGCAGGCCGGGACAGGGTTCGCCGGCGGGTTCAAGGCCAAGGCCGGGGCCACCTTCAAGAGCGCGGTCGGGGAACTGTCCAAGATCGGGGTCGCCACCCTGGGCGCGGTCGGGGTCGCGTCGATCAAGATGGCTGCCGACTTCCAGGAGGGCCTGACCACCCTGGTCACCGGGGCCGGGGAGTCTGAGCGCAACCTGAAGATGGTGGGCGAGGGCATCAAGACCATCGCCGTCACGTCGGGCACGAGCACCGCGGAACTGATCAAGGGCATGTACATGATCGAGTCCGCTGGCTACCACGGGTCGGCGGGGCTGCGGGTCCTCCAGGCTGCCGCGGAGGGCGCGAAGGTCGGGAACGCGGACCTGGGTGCCGTGGCGAACGCGGTCACCACCGTGATGACCGACTATGCGCTCAAGGGGCCTGCCGCCGCCGCCGACGCGACCAACGCCCTGGTCGCGGTCACGGCCCGGGGCAAGACCCACCTCCAGGATCTTGCCACGTCAATGGCCCGGGTCCTCCCGACCGCTGCCGCTCTCGGCGTGAGCATGGGGCAGGTCGGCGGCGCGCTGGCCACGATGACCGGGGAGGGCACGTCAGCCCGGCTGGCGGCGATGGGCCTTAACGCGACCCTGCTGGCCATGGCTGCGCCGAGTTCCAAGGCGTCCAAGGCGATGGGTGACCTGGGCCTGTCATCCAAGACCGTCGCGGACACGCTGACCCACCAAGGGCTGGTCGCCGCCCTCGACCTGGTATCCCAGGCTGCTGAGAAGGCCGGGCCCAGGGGCTCCCCGGCTTACGTCGCCGCGATGAAAGAAATGCTCGGCGGCACCAACGGGCTGCGGGTCGGCCTCCAGCTCACCGGCACCCACATGCAAGCCCTGATCGGGAACACCGCCGCCGTCAACGCAGCCATGCACTCCGGTAAAGACGGGGTAAAGGGCTGGGAGCTGGCGCAAAAAGACTTCAACGTCCAGCTTGACATCTTCAAGGCCCGGCTGGAGGTAGCCGGGATCACGCTCGGCCAGAAGCTCCTGCCCGTGCTGTCTACCGCGCTGGGGTTCCTGATCCGCACCCACCTGCTGTTCCCCGCGATCATCGCCCTGATGGGCGTCCTGACGGCTGCGATCGTCGCCCAGGCGGTCGCCTGGCAGCTAACCCCGGTCGGGTGGATCGCGGACGGCATCGTGGCCATCGTCGCCGCCCTCGTCCTGCTCAAGAAGGCATGGGACGACTCGTCGGGGTTCCGCGAGTGGATGTACGGCTTTGCCATCGGGGTCCTCGATGACGCCAAGGTCATCGTCGGGGCCTTCAAGTTCATTGTCGATGCGTTCCTGTCCTTCGTGGGGACGATCCTGCACGGGGCGGCTGATGCCTTCGGGTGGATACCGGGCATCGGCGGCAAGCTCAAGACCGCGGACAAGGCATTCCACGACTTCCACTCCTCCGTCGATGATCATCTCAGCGGGATGATGAACACGATGACGAAGTGGCAGCAGAAGCTCCAGGGTGCCATCGACCAGTCCAAGACCGCCGGCGACAAGATCACGGCCGATTTCGCCAGGCAGGGCAAGGCCGCGCAGGATGCCAAGGGCCAGCTCGACATCTACACCAAGGCCGTCACCGACCACGGCACCAAGTCCGAGCAGGCCCGGCCGCCCCGCCAGCACCTCATAGACGACCTGACCAAGGCCGGGCTTAACGCCACCATCGCCAAGAAGGATGTCAACGACTACACCACGGCGGTCCAGGAGCACGGGGTCAAGTCCGATGCGGCACGGGCTGCCCGGCAGCGGCTCATCGCGGACATCACCTCGGTGTGGAACAACAGCCAGCAGGGCAAGACCGACATCGACAAGCTGACCGCTGCCATCCGCAACGCCTCCTCCACCTCCGACCAGGTGCAGTCGGCACGGCAGCGGCTCATCAATGACCTGATCAACGCGGGGCTCGACGCCAAGGATGCCCACTCCTACGTAGACGGCCTCACCGACGCGATCAACCACATGCCCAAGAACCCGACCACGGTCCTGCACCTCAAGGGCGTGGGCACCATCGCCATCAACGCCTCCGGGGCCTACATCCAGGGCGAGTCCGGGCACATCGTCGCCGCCGGCACCGGCTATGCGGGAGGCACCGCAGGCGCGGCGCCAGGGTGGGCATGGGTCGGTGAGCGAGGCCCGGAGCTGGCCCACTTCTGGGGCGGCGAGACCATCATCCCCAACCACGCCATCGGGGCACTGCCCGGCTACGCGGCCGGCGCGGGGATCGGCACCCCGTTCTCGTACACCCCGGCTGCGGCCAACAAGTGGATGACGCAGCAGGCCCAGGCCATGGAAGGCAAGTTCGCCACCGGCGCCGCCAAGACCTTCGAGCAGGGCTACGAGAAGGCCCTCATCAAGGCCCTGTCCCTGGGCGGTCCCGCCATCGTGGCATGGGCGCTGCAGTGGCAGGGCCGCATCCCGTACGTGTGGGGCGGTACCGCGATCCCGGGCGGCTGTGACTGCTCCGGGTTCACCGGCACCGCCTACGCCCATTTCGGGATCAACGCGCCGCGTACCTCCGAGGCGCAAGGCGCATGGGTGCGGCGCACACCGCCGGAGCCGGGCGGGCTCGCGTTCTACCACTCCCCGGCAGGAGGAGCCGACCCCGGCCACGTCGCCATGGTCATCGACGCCTCCACCGTGCTGTCCCAGGGCGGCGGGATGGGACCCAACCTGATGGGGATCCACGACATGCCGCTGCTGTGGACCGGCATCCCGCCCGGGGGATTCAGCGGCCTGGCCCGGACCGCTGCCTCAGTCGGCGGGTTCGGCGGCAACGGCGGCACCGGGGACGTGCGGGCCTGGCTGCTGGCGTCACTGGCCACCACCGGGGAGCCGGCATCGTGGCTGCCGTACCTGACGTGGATGGTCGGCGCCGAGTCCGGGGGCAACCCGCGTGCCTTCAACCCGTCCGGCGCGTCCGGGCTGCTGCAGATGAAACCCGGCACCTACGCCGCGTTCGCGACCCTGGCCGGCGGGATCTGGGACCCGA